GAACTTAAAACAACCGTAGCCTCAACCACCCCATTAATATGAACCTTCATCTGAGTTGAGGTTGTACCGTCTTTAGTTTGGTATGCTAACCGTGTTAGTGTGCCGTCTTCTATTATCGGTTGCCTTGTTTTTGTTTTAGTTGAATCATCGGCATCAGAAGACTTCCCGTTGGCAATTAAAAGCTTCCCTAAACCGTCACTCTTTGCACCAAAAGGACAGCATGCTATAACAGGTTTATAACCTACTAATGTTGAGCCAACCCTTTGCAATAACTCCCCAACGGCAATAGCACCTGCCACTAATGAAGTTGGCCCGCTAGTTTCTGTTATGGCTATTACTTCGGGATTGGGATATGTCCCACCCAAGTCACCACCAGCAGTCCCCGTTGGAGCGCCACCTCCTCCACCTACAGTTACTAATGCATTTGTTGCATCGTACATTTTCAACTTACCATCTAAACTATCAACAAAGATGTCTTCCCTTCCTAATGTTGATCCACTTAGGGCGGTCGCTTGCGATATTGCTACTTGGCTTAATATACTACTCATAGTCCTATTTTTATAATACCATCATTTATTAAAACCCCATCATTCAATATAGCTCCACTATGAACAACTAGCCGCCCTCCGTTTTCTATTTCAATACTAGAACCTGAGTCTAATATAAGATTGCATGCTATAAAATACTCGTATCTGTCCTCTACTATAATAGAGTCTCCGCTTTGCAAGTGGTATAAACTCTGAACGCTTTGCGGTGGAGGAACCTTCCATGTTTGGTCCCCCGACAAAAAAGTTGTAGCACTAGCAGTTCCCGTACCTAAATTATTCGTAGGTACAGTATCTGTAGAGATAAACTGTTTCAGCTTCCCTAGTACTAATTTTATGGGTTTAAAATCTGCCATTAAGCTATCTCAACAGTTGAAGGTTCACTATTATGCGTTAAAATACTTGTCGCAGTAGTAGCAATCCCAATCTCTTGATTAAGATTCCCTGCAGCAGACAAAGCCGTTGCAACAATACCTCCAGGAACAGCCGCATCAAGGAAATATCTCGTTCCTATAGTCAGCCCCGTAACAAGAGCATTACTAACACCTAAAATGTACATTGTATTTGATGCAGGAGAAGTAGATCCAGCGATAACAAAACCATAAGCAGGCTTAGTAGTATCGGTAGCATCTGCCTTACGTAAAGTCGATACTCCACCATTAAGGTAGATATTAACAAAATCTCCAGCGCCCAAGTTTTCACTTGAAATTGCAACAACTACCTCAGCACCAACACCAGGAGGAAGCAATGAGATATCTATCTTTCCCGTTGCATCTAACGCAACAATTTTATCAGCATCTCCAACACCTGAAGACGTTACCTGTCCGAAGATTTCTTTTAGTTTCCCTGCTACGAGGGATATATATTTATTTGCAGCCATTGTCTTTTATTTTTATTTATTTATATTGTACTTATTGGTTCACTAAACTCTAATTTCATTGTATCGCTATCAACCGCTATCCCTATCCGCTGAAAAACACCTGGAGGCGTAGGTATTGTACTTGTTATCGTACCTAAGGCTCCTGCATAATAGATAGCATTCTGAGTAATACCCCAACCACTATTCACCATAACCCCACCCATAACAACCCGAACTAAAGCAGTAGCATCGGCAGCATGATCAGTCATTCCCAACTGCCTCCCTATAAAGCTATCATTCGAAGGGTCAAAATAATACACTAACCCACTCAATATAGCAACAACCCTTTGCCCTCCTAAAATCTCCCCTGCAATAAACGATTCTCCAAACTGCGAAGGAATTACATCGCTATCCGAATAATTCCACAACAAAGCATCCTGTACAGCCCTTGTTGACTTGTCCTCAAAAACATCTCCAGCAGGGTCTTTATAATATGGAGTCCTATTCTGTAAGTTTAAAAAATGAGTAGGACCACTAAACGTCCCCCTAGGGACATCTGGCTCATCAGCAGAAGTAGCAACAGTAAACGAAAAGATAACCTCAATAGCCTGTTGACCAGACAAGTCATTCCCAAACGTTTTATCTAAAACTACATTCTTTATAGCCATTACTTATCATCTTTAGTATCCTTTTTCTCGTGGTCCTGAGCATGAGACTGAGTTTTAATCTTACTCTCGTGCTCCATTTCCTTCTCATCTAGCTTACCGTCATTGGCAATCGCCTGCACAGTAACAGCCTTTTGAGCTCCAACCTGAGCCTCTGCCAAACCTCCCGAATTCTTCAACCCCTGAAGAGCCATAGACTCCTCGTGGTCAGTATCAGACTGTATACCAGCAAGCTCAGCCTCCCTATCAAGAAGCCTAATCTTATTCTCTGTCAATATATTATCCAAATTAGCCTGAGCCTCAGAAGCAGCCTGTGCAGACTGAACCTGTACATCACCATTTTGCTGAGAAAGCTCCATAGCCTCCTTCTGCTTATCCTTAGCATTCTTCTTCTCATAGAAAGAAAGCATCTGAGCAGAAAGCTTGAAATTCTTTTTCATCTGTTGACGAACCATAAACTCCTGACCGGTAGTAATAGTTCCAGCCTGAATACCACGCAATAAAGCATTTTCAATAGAAGCCATTTCCTGATCATCAGGCTGAGCCTCTACACTTATCGCAGCAGTACTAAGAGGTGTATCACGACCCTTAGAAAGAACATCAACATTAGACTTACCAATAGAGGCCTCCAATGCATTTTTAAAGTCTTTATTACCCAATCGCAAGCTATCCTGAACCATCAACGCTACACGCTTACCAGCACCCTCAATAAGATTCATAACAGCCATATACGAAGGACGCAGTGCATCATAAGTAGACGCTGCAGCCATCTCATTAGTTCCTACAAGAGCATCAGCACTCGGAGTACTAGCATCAACAGCAGCATTGAACCCAATAACCTCATTCATCTTATTTATACAGTAATCCATAATTCCTAAGAACTCCTTAAATTTAGAACTTATTCCACCCTCCAATTCCTTAAAAGGAATATTTATAGGATTACCCTCTTCATCCCTATCAGTAAAGATTATATTACCTGTTTGCTTATATAGTTTAGTCCAATCAGTAGGTAAAGCCTTACCATCTCCTGCACCCTCAACAACATCCAATAAAGCATTTTGATTAATCGCCATACCAGGAGGCATCGCCTCAACCAAAAATTGTTGCAATTTCTCCCACGCTAAGTTAAGCTGCTTCTCAAAAGGAATCATCTTACGAACGTCAGACATATTTTGAAGGCCAAGCTTATTAGGCATGATTATCTTACAAGGAAGCTCAGTCTCAGGACTATACCCTCCAGCAATAGAATCCCTATCCATATCTTCGGTCATCTTATAGTCCCAGATATAATCAGTACCAGGAACCCAAAACCCTTCGAAACGTACAATCCTACGCTTATTTATCACCTCATTACCCTTTTCACTTACATAACCATTTTCCTTCTCCTCAAGCCTTGTACGACCCGACTTACTCACCTTAACAGTTTTTGTCGTGCTCAATGGACTCTTAAAATAGAAATTAACTACGCGGATATTAAAATTTTGAAATTGACGACCAGCCATAGAACCAAACTCACGATTATAATCTCCGTAGTTATTAAACCATGTTTCAGCGTCCCATTGGTCATTATTATTCTCTCCAGCATTATTCTTAGCTATCTCATATAACTCCTCATCCGTAAAATTAGGATTAAGCTTAGCTATAGCCCCAATAGTATAAGTCGGCAGTAACGCCTGATAAGGAACATCATGAAAATCATCATGAACACTATACGGAAGAACTAACTTTAAATGGTCCCAACGCTTAATGCGAATATTCTTATTCTCATCATAATATCTGTATATTGCAGTCTTTTTATCAGTAAAAATATCTCTATATAACTGAGGCAAAGAAACAGTATCGAAATTATTATTCTCCAAGATCCACTCCATCGCAAGCTCCATAGCAACAGACTCATCAAGCTTAAAATTCATCTGTAAATGAATCTCAGCCTCCTCATCATCAGCAGCAATAAACGCTCCCTTTTGAACCAAAGGGACACCGGTTAAGGCCTCTGACTCATCTGATTTCTGCTTCAAGAATCTGTCAGCCCTCATTCTATCACGCTCATCATCATACTTTGAACGAGACAATACATCCGTTGGATTACACTGAAAACGATAAAACTTCTTAGTCATTTTACCCACCATGTTATTCACAACAGTAGGGATACGATTTATAGCAGAACGATCAATATTTAAGAATGATGCCTCACCCTCCATATCCGTTCTAGGATTATAGATATCAGTATCATAAGTTCCCTCAGCAAACTCTCTATTCTCAATGTACTCTAAGGTGCGAGAACCCCCTGATGGACTATCAGTAAGATGTGTAGCATATATAGCCTGGACATATTCCAGACCATAAGCGTCCTCCTTTTTTTCAGATAAAGGAGCAAAATCAGAAGGAAAAGCATTATACTTCTTTGATACGTCAGTAGCCATTAAGTAAAAGATTTAAAACAAATATAATTAGTAACTCTATTTAAAATAGGTATTGTAGCAATTTATGCAATCCTCACCTTAACACCATTCTGCACTTGCCATTGAGGAAATAAGCTTATCTTTTTTATTTTTTTCTTATTAGGAGTATACCCCCGTATGGCAGTTGGTGCCAACATCGAACTTACAGTTAAATCAAAAGGAGTCCACTTTGCAATATCAAACTTCAACCAATCCTTCAAGGTATTATCAAAAGGCATATACCCCATCTCTCCCGTTTGCTCATTCACGCCAACATGATTTGCAATATAACTAGCCAAATACTCAACCAGCTGATATCTAGTTTTACCTGTAGTATTAGCAATACCCGCATCCTGATATTTATTCTTATTTTTAAGATAATCCTCCTCAGACATAAAAGGAGCATCCATTAAATATTTATCGTACCCCCTATTTCGAAAATAATCATTACAAGTACGAACATTCCTTTCCGGCATCAAGGGCCAGCCAAAATACACAGACTGCATAATCATATCCTCATACACCAATAAAGGGTCACGTAAACGATTCCAATACTCTCCAATATACACCTCACTCCTATTTCTTGGTGCAGTAAAATCAAACTTCTTAAATGCATGGGAAGCTGCCTTCGATTGCCGACCATCAGTAGTTGCAACAGCAGAATAAGGATCTAACGTAAACATTCCAATATGAGAATTTGCAGGAGCCTTTTTCCCCATCTTCAGAATAGACATATTCCTTTTTGCAGGGTCAGGAAACCACACAAACGAATGCTTTGCCAAATGACTCTCCTTAGGAACCTGCATCCAATTAACAATACCGCAATCTCGATTACCATGGGCCCACTCAAAATACCCATGAACAACTTCACGATCAACAGACACAACAGCATTATGCTCTAGCTGCTGGTGAATCTTATCTATATCCCAAGGAGTATCCTCATTAGCAGCACTTAAAAACATATCATCCTCATCACGAGGACTTTGCCTTCTTGCCTCCCAATATTGAACCATCTTACCCGACTTTTTAAGGCCATCAAACTCATTATCAAGATATTCCGCAGCACCCATAGTAATCATTGAGCCATCTATCCCCATAACAGGCTCGGCAGGAGTCTCAATAACGCTCATACCATACTCATCAATAAAACCCTCCATTCCGTCAGCAGAATCAACAAAA